TGACGAAACCAAAGGATTTGGCAAACGTGCTGAAGAATTTTTTGCCTTTGCTCCAACAGCAATGGAGAACGGCGCACAGATGTTTGATACGTTGATGGGCAACATGACCAGCGCGCTAGATAACTTTGTCAGCACTGGCAAGCTGTCGTTTAAAGACCTGACGCGCAGCATCATTCAGGACTTGATCCGCATACAACTACGGGCACAAATGACAAGTTTGTTTAGCCGTATGTTTGGCATGAGTGGATCGCCATATCAACCTGCCGCTGTTATGGGTATGCCGGGATATGCTGATGGCGGTTCGCCTGAAGTTGGTCGCCCAAGTATTGTTGGCGAACGTGGACCGGAAATCTTTGTACCTCGCACTGCTGGAACAATCATTCCTAACCACGCGCTTGGCAACATGGGAAGCACAACCAACGTGACAAACAACTACATCAATGCCATCGACACCAAATCTTTTGAAGATAGGCTTCTAGGCAGTTCTAATGCGATTTGGGCGGCTAATCAGTATGCCAACAAATCATTGGCAGTTAACAGGGGTCGTGCATGAGCTTCCAAACCATTTTTCAGAATCAGGAGTCCATGACGGTTAACAACCGCCGCATGGTTGGTCAGCAAGTTGCTAGATCAGGCTTTATTACTGTGGCGCAGTACCTAACGGCTGTGCCTTGGGTGTTCACGGTCACGCCTAACAACTTTCTGTACTACCCGACAGCACGGGCAATCATTCAGGCGATTGACAACAAAGACCGACAGTTGCCAGAAACGATTACGTTCAACAGCAGTCAGTTGTCTTGGTTTACACAGAAACTTGGCACGGCTACTACAGCCACTTTGAATGGCGCACCTACGCCCAACACACAAACGCTTGCCTTGACCTCTAACGGGACGTTTAAGGCTGGTGATTTCATCATGGTAGGCGGCTATACCTACAAGATCACGGCAGATTCTGCTGGCTCGTCTGTGAACATTCACAGGCCGTTGATTGGTACGCCTAGCTCTGGTGCAACTGTGTCAATTGGCAACGCTTGCACATTTAATGTTGTGGCTGAAGTTTGCCCAACGTATACTCTTACTCCAATGACAAATGGCGCTTTTGTCAATTGGGATCAACCGTTTGTATTTCGGGAATACATCACATGACAACAATCAATGCTGTAACTGGCCCACAAATTAACCATGCAGAGTTTGTGAGGCTGACAGTCGGCAATGCTGCTACTGTCTACACGTTTTGCAACGCTGCTGCGCCTATCACGGTGAGTGGTATTACCTTTGCAAACCTTGGTGCTTTGCTTAGTGTTGGCGATGTTCAGCGTGACATCAAGGCCACATCTGATGACATGACAATTCAATTGACGGGTATTGACCCGGCAAACATTGGCATCATCCTTGGCAACGACATCAAAGGCTCATTGGTTGAAGTGTGGCGTGGATTCTTTGACGCAAACAATCAAATCATCACAACGCCTACAACGCAATTCTTTAAGCGTTATCAGGGGATCATCAGTGGCGTGTCAATCACTGAAGACTTTAACTCTGAACTGAGGCAAAGGATTGCTACCTGTTCAATTGCTTGTTCTTCTATGCGCCGCATTCTGGAAAACAGATTGTCGGGTGTAAAGACAAACAAAAGCAACTGGCAGTTTATCTATCCTAACGATACGTCAATGAATCGAGTGACTGAGATTTCAAACACATACTTTGATTTCGGTGCGCCGCCCAAGACTCAGACGCAAGCCAGCGAAACAACTGTTGTTGATTACAGCGGATATGGTGATTAAAAAATGATAAGACTGGCAACAAGATACGACATACCAAGATTGCTTGAGATTGTTGAAGCATATGCTTACGAAAATCCAATCAAAGTTCTTGGGCAAACGGCAAATCACTATCCACAATACGTTGAAGAATTGTTGTTTGGAATCATTAAAGGTCGTGGGTTTATCTTTATTGATGACCACATGACTGGAGCCATTATTGGCATCAAGCAAAACAACATTTGGTGTCCACAAGTCAAAGAGTTGCACGAACTGCTTTGGTGGGTTGAACCTGAACATCGAAACGGTTCTGTTGGCGGTAGGCTTTGGAAGGCTTACGATGAGGTTGCAAGCGTGATGCTAAAACAAGGGGAAGTTGATTGTGTTTACACATCAATTTCAGCGTCAGGTCCGTTGATTGATTACACCAAGCGTGGCTACAAAGCTGTTGGTGCAAGTTTTGTGAAGGAATAAAAATGGTTGCGACAATGATTGCTGCTGCGGGTGCTTCTCTTGCATCAGCTTTAGGGGTAAGTGTTGCTTTTGGAACTTTTGCGGTTAGCTTTGCGGTGTCCATGATTGTGACCCGCATTTTTGCAGAAAATCCTGAGCAACAGCAAGACATGGGCGTTAGGCAACAAGTACCGCCAAGCGCAGTTAACTCTATTCCTATTGTTTATGGTGATGCTTATTTGGGCGGCACATTTGTTGATGCTGTTCTAAGTGAAAACCAAAAAGCAATGTATTACGTCTTGGCTATTTCAAGCATTAGCCCTAATGGACAGTTTACGTTTGATGCCACCGATATGTATTACGGTGATCGAAAAATTACTTTTGATGCAACAGATAGAGCAAAAGTTATAAGCCTAACCGATGAAGCGGGTAATGTTGATACAAAAATAAATGGTTACTTGGGGATTGGTTTTTACACAAGTACACAAGCTGGCGCTATTGCAAGCCCAAACTTGTTTGCTCCAGATCAAGTCATGGGTTCAACAACTGTATTTCCAGATTACCCAATAGCACCTGCTCAACAGTGGCCGTCTAGTGGCCGTCAGATGAATGGTTTGGCCTTTGCTGTTGTTACTGTGATATACAACCGTGATGCGGGTACACCTCAGCTTTCACCAATTACTTTTAAAGTTAAACAAGCATTGCATGGAACAGGCGTAGCAAAGCCGGGTGACGTTTGGTATGACTACATTACTAATTCTGTTTATGGTGGCGCTGTAGATCCTGCATTTGTGGACAGCACAAGTAGAACAGCACTGAACTCTTACAGTGACGCAACAATTACGTTTACCAATAGCAGTGGTACGCCTTCTACACAAGCCCGTTACCGCATTAACGGTGTTTTGGATGCGGGTGAAACTGTGCTGTCAAACATTGACCGCATCATGTCATCTTGTGACTCATGGATGACATACAACGCTGCATTGGGGCAGTGGGCTGTTGTTATCAACAAAGCAGAAACAACTTCCTATGCTTTTACTGATAACAACATCATTGGTGACATTCGCGTAAGTGCAACAGACATCACTAGCTCTATCAATCAGGTAGAGGCAAGGTTTCCATTTAAAGAAAATCGTGACCAAGCAAACTTTATCAACATTGAAACGCCAAGCGGTTTGTTGTATCCAAACGAGCCTGTTAACAAATACAGCATCACATACGACTTGGTAAACGATTCTGTTCAGGCGCACTACCTTGCAAACAGATTGCTTGAGCAAGCCCGTGAAGATTTGATTGTCAGCTTTAACACAACATATTTTGGCATCCAAGTAGATGCTGGCAATGTTGTTAGTGTGACCAATTCAGACTACGGATGGAACGCTAAGTTGTTCCGTGTGATGAAGGTAAACGAGGCATCTCTGGCTGATGGATCGCTTGGCGCTCGTCTTGAGTTAAGCGAGTACAACGCGCAAGTCTATGACGACCAAACCATCAATCAGTTTGCGCCAGTGCCTAACAGCGGCTTGCCATCTGCTATATTTTTTAGCCCATTGTCTGCCCCAACTGTTTCGGCAAGCAATCCAGCAAGTGCTATACCCAACTTCAACATATCTATAGCAATTCCAGCGACAGGCAGGGTCACTTATAGTGAGTTGTATTACACAACGGTTGCCATTCCAAGTTCAAGTGATTGGAAGCTATTGGTTACAGCAAACACGATTGATGGTGAGCCTTTTACACCAAGCACAACATACGTTTTTGCCAATCAAATATTACCTACTGGCGCAAGTTCAAGTGCAACATACTATTTCAGTTACCTTGTTGGAAATGATCTTGCTAAGTCAGACCGCAGCCCAATTAGCGCATCGTTTACTTGGACGCCAATAGCAAACGCAGGAGCATTTGTAGACATCTCAGGTTTCACGGCATTTTCTAAATCAGAGACTGGAACAATCACACCAGCATCTGTAACTTTAACGGCAATCACAAACAATGTGACAAGTCCAACATATGCGTGGACAGTTACTGGAGCGACACCATCAAGCGGCTCGTCATCAACAATTACGATAACTCCGACCTCAGTGGCTACCAGTGTTGTCGTGACTTTGGTTGTTAACGGTGTTAATTTGGCTACGGCCATAACTCGTCAAATAACAATGCCAATTGTTAATGAAGGAGCATCTGGCGATAGCGTTGATATTGTTTTTAGACGATCAGCAATACAACCTGCAACACCAAGCCCATCTGTCGGAACACCAGTAGGATGGTATTCGGATGTAAATTCTGTTCCTGCTGGCATTGACCCAATTTGGTCATCAGTCGGAACAAACACAGGCACAGGTACTAACTACGCTTGGCAAACTCCTGTATTGATTGAAGGGCAAAATGGTGCTGCTGGTTTATCTGTTGCAGAGTTGTTAATTTACAGGCGCTCAGCAAGTGCGCTATCAACGCCTACTGGCGGCAGCTATGACTTCACAACGCAGACACTTACAGCACCATCTGGCTGGAGTTCGGCGATACCAGCGGGTACTGATCCTGTTTACACATCAAGGGCAGTTGCTTCTATTCAAGGCACTACAGGTACAGATTCAACCCTTACTTGGTCTGCACCCGTTTTGTCTATACAGAATGGTGCAACTGGCGCTACAGGTGCAACTGGCGCTACAGGAGCTACTGGTGCTACTGGTGCATCTGGCAATAAAGTTGCAACTGTATTTTTGTATCAATGGTCGCCAACAACTCCCGGTAATCCATCTGGTCAATCAACGTATACATGGAGTCCCCCCGGCAATGCCACATACACGGGCGGCAATGGATGGCAAACATCAGTTCCAGCAAACCCCGGAACACCATTGCTAAAGCTATGGGTTGCTTCAAAAGAAATTACAGATGTCGCAACAGCAATCACTACAACTGTTAGTTGGACTTCTGGATTTACTGTTTATGATTCATCACAAAATGGCGCATCAGGAACTCAATCTGCCACGCCAACTGTTTACCAGTGGGCGGCTACTATTCCGACCATTAGCGGCACATCAACATACACATGGGCAAGCGGTTCGTTTACGCCAGTTCCTTCTGGTTGGTCTATTGCGCCGGGTACATCCGTTCCCGGTTTTACGCTTTGGGCGGCAAGTGTAAATCTGGTTGATACAGCAACAGCAACAACATCTACTATCAACTGGACTACGGCAAGCATTCTTGCTGCTGGTTATGCTGGCGGTGATGGTCTTTCATCAAGAATTTGCTTTGCGCGAGTTCCAAGCAATCCTTCTCCTGTTAGTGGAACGATCACTACATCTGGCAATTCGTCTTTTCCTACAAGTGGTCAATCAAGCGCAACATGGGGATTTGCTGCGACATGGAGTGCTTCTGACCCTAACCCATCAAGCACTGACTCTTTGTATCAATCAGATGGCATTTACAACCCATCAACCAATCAAACATCATGGGGTACTCCATACATCAGTAGTTTGAAAGTGGGTTCGTTGTCTGCGATTACTGTAAACACAGGCGCTTTAAATGTAACAGGAGATTTTAAATCTAATACTGCTGCAATTAGCGGCACGACTATGACAGGCTCTGGTGGCATCTTGTATGCGTCTGGAAACTTTGCTTTTGGCAATGCAACAACAAACATAACGTACAACGGTTCTGTCATTACCATGAATGGTCAGTTTGTTTCTGCTGGTAGCCTTACCAGTGGAAACATGACCAACGGAAGCGCG